AGATAGCAGAAGCTACTCGTTCTTACTTTGCCCGTACTGCACCTAAAGCAGCAATGGCTATGACTAACGCTTTGTATGATCCGACGGAGTTAGGCATCAGAGATAAAATGTCAGCAGCTAAAGACTTGCTAGACCGCGCAGGATTAGGTAAAGTAGAACGAGTAGATGTCAACTCTTCAGGAGGTGGCGTTTTTATATTGCCAGCTAAAGAAGGTAAGAACGAATAAGAGATGATGATTTAGGTTATTGGGAATTACCAAAACCGCCTAGAGGCCAAGAGAGAAATTGGCACACCATAGCTAGAGTATCTCTAAGACAAGTTCCTTTTGGATACGAAGTTAACCCTAACAATGATAGATTACTTGAACCTATAGTACATGAACTTGAGGCATTAGAACTTGCCAAGCAGCATCTAAAACAATATAGTATAAGAGATGTAGCTCAATGGCTAACAAGACAAACAGGGAGAAGTATCTCCCACATGGGTTTAAAGAAGAGAATAAGCATTGAGCGACGACGTAAGAAAGCAGTTACAATTAAAAGGAGACTTACCGAACGCCTCCAAAAAACGCTACAAGAGATCGAAAAACTTGAAAAAGGCAGAGTCGGAGCCTACTCCAACGGCAAGCCCTAAAGAAACAAAGACAGTTCCTGCAGTCCCGATGGCTGCACCGTTTGATACAGAAGTTGCACAAGACATAGTTTTCCAGCCAAACGCTGGTCCACAAACTGAATTTTTATCATCATCAGAACGTGAGGTTCTGTATGGTGGAGCCGCAGGTGGCGGTAAATCTTATGCAATGTTAGCTGATCCGTTGCACGGATTAAACAGCCCTAACTTTAGTGGGCTACTAGTCAGACACACAACTGAGGAACTCCGTGAGCTTATTCAAAAAAGCCAAGAACTATACCCTCGTGCAGTACCAGGTATCAAATGGTCTGAGAGGAAGAGCCAGTGGATCTCGCCTAGAGGCGGTAGACTTTGGATGTCTTACCTCGACAAAGATATGGATGTTACACGTTATCAAGGTCAAGCGTTTAATTGGATCGGTTTTGACG